GGTCGCGTGCTCTACCTACTGAGCTAATCCTCAACAAAAGAATGTTGGCTCTCCACCTTGGATTCGAACCAAGAGCTTTACGGTTAACAGCCGTACCCCCCTGCCAATAGGGGCCGTGGAGAACAATGGCGCTCCGGGTAGGACTCGAACCTACATCCTTCTCCTTCGTAGGGAGTTGCTCTTCCAGTTGAGCTTCCGAAGCAAATTGGTCAGTGTAGAAGGACTCGAACCTTCGACTTCTCCCTTCCAAGGGGAGCACTCTACCATACTGAGCTATACACTGATTTTGGTGCCGCCACGAAGAGTCGAACTCCGGACATCCTCATTACAAGTGAGGCGCTCTACCAACTGAGCTATGACGGCATATTATGGGGAGAAGGAATCTTTCTATTCTTCAGTTCACCCCTGCGAAAGGAGGGTGAGCATAAGCGTCTCACCCGATCAGGTCGGTTGATTTGGTCGCTTATCAAACTGATGAATAATCTTTTCCATGGGCCACCCTTACTTTCTTAGTTCAGACCCGTCAACAAAAAACAGCACCCGAAGGTGCTGCTTTCCGAGATATATGATCACCTCCCTATGAGAGGACAGCCAACCTCTATCTTATGCCACAGAAACGAATCCAGTTTCAATGAGAGAAAGGTCAGAACCCTGCCAAGGAAGAGAAGTAGCAGGATTCACTTCATAGTCAGTGATGTTGTACTGAAGAGGGAAACCAACAGGCATTGTATCACTGTCATAGTCCACCGTTGAAAGACGGATTGTGTGTTTCAATCCGGTTGGTGAGTTCTGACCACGAGTGGTCTGACTGACGATGACGAAGTTCGAGATGTTTGATGCACCCGTGTAAGGAGACAGTGTGACTGTCTGACGTTCAGCAGGAGCAATTGTGGTCATCCCAGTGGTTGGGTCATCATCTGCCAGAGCAGTGAGGTTCCCATTCCAATCGTCATAGGCACCGGCTGCCGCAGGACGGAGTAGATCCAAACGAGCATTACGAGTGTCACCGTCTGCGACGATGATTTCACTGACGTGTTGGACCTGAGACAATGTTTGAGTGAACGCACACCCCAGAGAGAAAGCTACTGGTGCAGTGAATGAGTTCGGGTTGGAGTTCAGCAAGATAGTCAGACTCCGTGTACCATTCACATACAGTTTCAGTTCAATCTTCAGAGGAGTGACGATGTACTCAACGTCGATGAAACCAATTTTTGAATCAGTCAAATTGATTGTACTGTCCTTGAAGAGAGAAGTACCACCATCATAGATGTGAGCAGTCAAACCATAGTCATAGGTTGAATTACGTTTGCAAACTTTGAAAAGCAGAGTCCCATCATCAGCATACCCATTCAACAACGTATCATTGACGTTGTAGTAAGCATTGGAAGCATAGATACGAAAGTGAAACCATGTGGAGTCACCTGTTGAAGGGATAAACTTTGGAGAGTTCAATGTTTCCTTGTTACTCATTGCGATAGAGTAAGGGACACGAGCTGCATCAAAGGTTCCGGGAACAGAACCTGCTACGGCTGTTGGCCAGTGGGCAATGTTGTTTGAAGCAAAGAGAATTTTAGGCATGGTTCAGTTCCTTTTCTACGGAAGATCTTTGAAGACTTCGATACGAATTTCATCAGCATATACCTTTGAGTCATGGCTTGGGCTAGTGATGAAATTCAAAGTTAGTCGGACTTTTCGAGACAAAGGTGGGACGTATGTCAAATCACAGTAGTTCCCTTGCCAATCCATACTCTGTTCTGGTCGGTATGAATTTGAAACAATACCAGTGACTACATCAGCATCATCAAGGAACTCCATGTTGATCCCAAGCGTGTGATTGAAGTTGTCTGTGTAAGTTTCCATCAGAGCAGAAAACTGTGCCATCACAATTCCAGCATCAATATCAGTGAAGTCTCCAGAGTCAAAATCCACAACTTGATTCATCGAAGCAGTGACTTTCAAAGACAGATGTGAAGAGAAATACCATTTGTCTGTAACACGGGGGAGTGTGGTTCCTTGTTGAGCAATGTTCGTGGCAACAATTGTTCCAGCGGTCACAGTCCATCCAGTCATGTCTCCGACTTCAGCACTACCATTGATCAAAGGAAGATCAGGTTGAGGTGTTGGAATCCAGATTGTATAGACATCTTGGTCAAACAACTGACCTTGATTATCACCATGAAGACCTGTGATGACAGCTCCTGTGCAGCTCATGGTATCGCTGCGAAGAGCAACCCACATCCCAGTGGGGATCAGAATGATCTGTTGTTGGACATCCACACGTTGAGACATCGAAATGCCCGTCGTGATCAGGACATCATTATCAAAGATGTTTTGCTGCATCTCTTGGTTCAAACCAGTCACAGCGTAGTGCATGAATTCTTCGTTTACGATTGGTTCAATCAGTTCAGCAGTAATCCCATTGGACTCTCCAACAGCCACACCGAGGAAGTTCACAGCAGTGACTTCACAGGTTAGCTCATAGGAGTCAAATGCGAGAGAAGTAGTGATCTTACGATTGGTTTCACCCGGAATATCAATCCCATTGGCTTGCCATTGAAAATACAGCAGAGCTTGAGGAGATGCAGAAATAACTCCGGGGTTACAGGTCAGGATAGATGGAATCTTGAACGATCCAGAGATAGAAGGCTGAACCAGAAAGAAAGGAGCATACCGGAAAATGGCAACAGCAGAACCCTGACCAAACATAGAAGTGTGGCCACGCTCTCCCTCCATGATCGAAGGATTGATATGACGAACGTCAATCCGACGACCGTTCCATTCGTCTTGTGTATTGGTAACGGGCATATCAGATCCTTTGGTTTAGCGCAGAGATCCAGCAACAGAGAATGTCGCGTCACCAGTTGCGAGGATACGGATGTTTGGCATGTTTGCTCGTGGAAGACGAACACAGTTTGAAGCCAGCACAGTGTATGATGCTTCACTTGGTGTGAACCAAGCATCCTGATCATCCTTGATTTGGAACTGAATATCCCCAGATTTAACAACACAGGTGACATTCAAATCTACGGCAGAGGGTCCAGCCGCATATGAAATGACATCTTCACCAGACTGTTCAGTGGAATCCGCAGCCGTGTACCAAACAGGGGTGCAGACGTAATTAGTTGTACATGTTGCCATTTTCTTGCTTTCCAGTCTAAGTTCAGGTTATAGGCGGACCATTGAGATCGCTTAACACACTATGAGGTAATCAGGCAATGCTGACACTTGGGGCCGTTCAAGAGACCCTTCCTGCACAACATCGACAGAATATCACTCAGGATATGGTTGACCAACTCAACTCCCTTTCGAAGGATCCTGAAGAGGCCCGGTATATCCGGGATAACTTTGTGACTTTCTCTCAAGTTTTGCAAGAAGGTCGTTACAAGGTTGGAGATTATGTGCGGGCTGTCATGTACGTCTCGCACAAAGTCATGGGCAAAACGAATCTTGATGCCTATCGAGCAACCTTCCCAGATCGTTATGCAAATATGACCAATGCAGGGAAACCTGCAAAGGACATCGCATCCATTGTGACCGCCTACAACAAAGGCATGTTGGTCACAAAGATCATGGAACGTGCCATGGTTCCCACATGGATTCTGAATCAGGATGTGTTCCAGTCTGCCATCAATACTCAGTATGAGCTGATGACAGATGTGACTGTTTCGGACAAAGTTCGAAGTGATGCAGCGAACAGCTTGCTGACTCACCTGAAGAAACCAGAGATTACCAACAAGACAGAGCTGAAGATCGACATTGGTCTGAACGATGGTATGGCTGCTCTTGAACGCAGTCTTGTGGAGATGAGTCGTCAGCAGCTCAATCTGATCGAGCATGATCCGAACGTCTCTGCAAATGACATTGCTTCGATGAAGATGAAAACGGTGAATGCAAAATGATCCAAGGTGAAGACTTCACGCCAGAGAAGTCAGTAGATGACTACCTCAATGAGGTGGACTTCCTGATGTTGAACAGTCATGCGGGATATGTCCCCAGTGAGTTTTCACTCAAGTTCATGAACTTCATCAAACTGGTGAACGGAGATGTTGGCGAAGACAACAAGACTCCAGTTATGCACTTGGCAATGCTGGATAAACTGGCTGGCAAAGAGAAGAAGATCGCCAATCTCTGTGCTCGTGGTACTGCGAAAACGACGCTCTTCATGGAATATCTGGTTCTGTATCTGGCCATGTTTGGCACACTTCCTAACTTTGGTGTTGTGGGGGGTATGCTTTACATCTCTGACTCTATGGAGAACGGGGTCAAGTCTGCACGGAACTCAATCGAGTTTCGATACAACAACTCTGAATTCCTACAGTTCTGGATTCCTCAAGCCAAGTTTACAGAGAATGCTTTGTCTTTTGTAAATAAGCGTGGTCATCGTCTGGGTGTCAAGATGTTTGGTGCCAAGTCAGGTATCCGTGGTACGAAGATCGACGGTAAACGCCCTGTGCTGGCTGTCATGGATGACTTGGTTTCAGATGCTGATTCCAAATCAGAAACTGCAATGAACGCCATCAAAGACACGGTGTATTCCGGGGTTCAGTATGCTCTCGATCCTACCCGGAACAAGATGATCCTGAATGGGACACCTTTTGCCAAGAACGACATCGTCTATGAAGCAATCGAATCTGGTGCATGGCATGTCAACGTGTGGCCTATCTGTGAGAAATTCCCATGTACCCGTGAAGAGTTTCGAGGAGCTTGGGAAGACCGTTTCACTTTTGATTATGTGAGCGGACAATATGAGTCTGCCAAACGTGAAGGCAAACTGAAGAACTTCCGTCAGGAGCTGATGCTTCGCATTACCAGTGATGAGTCTCGCTTGGTTCAAGATGCTGAGATCCTCTGGCGTCCACGAGCACCGGTGCTTCAGAAGAAACAGAATTACAACTTCTACATCACCACTGACTTTGCCACCTCCAGTAAACAGACAGCCGATTACTCGGTACAGTCTGTGTGGGCATACAATGATGCTGCTGAATGGCACTGGGTTGATGGTGTGTGTGAGCGTCAGACGATGGACAAGTCCATCAATGATCTCTTTGGTTTTGTTGAAGAATATGAACCACAGGGTGTTGGTGTCGAAATCTCTGGACAACAACAAGGCTTCATCCAGTGGCTCATGAATGAGATGAACTACCGGAACAAATTCTTCAATTTGACAAACCACAAAGGGAAACCGGGGATCCGACCAGCAACAGATAAGCTGTCTCGTTTCAACATGGTTGTTCCATTTTTCAAAGCAGGAAAAGTGTTCTTTCCTAGTGAGTTGAAAAATACCAAAACAGTTGGTATCTTCATCGAACAAATCGCCCTTGCAACCAAGGACGGTATCAAAGGCAAAGATGACTGCATCGACACGATTTCGATGTTGCAGTACATGAATCCTTGGTCTCCAAATAGTGAAACACAGGATGATGGCGACACTTCGTCCAACCGTTCTCATCAGATTTGGGGTAGTAACCTATTGACATCAGATGATACAGATGAATCCAGCTACGGATCATATGTGGTCTGATCTACACAGACAAAGGATAACCCAATGATCACGTTCAACAAGTTTAGTGAACGACTGGCAAATGGCCAATTGAAGAACACCGCAGCGGTCGATGATGAAAATATGGGAGTCATCTGTCCCAAGTATTATGGCATGATCCTGACTCTTACAAACCAAGGACTTGTGGATATTTCCACACGATTCCCTTTGTTCAAGAGTCATGTTGATCTGTCGTTTGTACCGGGTCAGAATATCTACCCACTGACAGAAGCCAACATTGGCACAACATTGGCAGACTCAACTGAAGAACCATTCACAGATGATGAGTTTGTAAAGGTTCTGGATGTCTTTGACTCTCAGGGAGATCGTCACACTACAAACACAAACGGACATATTCTGACACCATCGTTTAACACTCTTCGGTTCACAGAAGCCAAGATCACGGAGTTCACAGAGACGGCATCTCCGGAACCTTCACGGGTTCGTATTCGTTATCAGAAGAAGCACCCGACAATCGTGTCGAGTGATACAATTAACCTACCACCTAATTTGGAGATCGGATTGCAACTCTTCGTTGCATCTCTCTACATTTCGCATATGGGTGGTCCAGACCATTCTGCCAAAGGCGATAGCTATTATGCAGCCTACCTCCGGCACATCGGTGAAGATGAAATGAAGGATTTGAGTGCAACTTCTGAAATTCAGGAGGATAGCAACAAATTCTCGGAGCGAGGATTTGTATAATGACTGATAAAGACCCTAACCTGCTGTATGAAGTCTTCAACCAACGAGCTGCAATTCTGACATTCTTTGGGATGTTGGGGGGTTCCGTTCGTGCAGCGGTTCTGAAGACTTCTTGGCGTGAAGGTCTTCGAGTAATTTTCGTCGGTGGAGCAGTAGCATTTGGTGTTGGTGTTATTGGTCCAGTCTTGATGAAACCTTGGATTGGTGATTTGCCTGATGAAATGGCTGGAGCTTTGGGGACTCTTACAGCCGCTTCCTTCCTGATTGGGTTGGTAGCAGTGACGCTCGTTGAGCGGTTCATTTCTGGTCCTACTGAGGGAGACAAGAATGACACATAATCCAAACGCCATCTTTCGTGCCAAAAAGACAACACAGAACCGAGATGATCTGAAAGTTATGTTGGTAGGATCCATGATTGGCATCCTGATGCTTTTGCTCTTTCCACTATATGGGAAGGTATATGACACCAACTTTGCTGAACGACCTTTTGTGGTAGCAACTGTTGAGGTCATTGAAGTGGATGGTGAAGACCTTCCAATGATCCTGTACGATGCAGATGCCCGTAAACCTACGTCAGCAACATGGATTGCTTGGGTTCAGACTGATGCAGGAGTTCGTCTTGAAACTCGTCGAGGAGCTGGGAATTATTCAGAGACTGAAGACAACCCCACTCCATGGAAATGGACAGCATTTTTTGACACAGGGTCAGGGGGTGCTGCACCAATTGTTCCATATACTCCTTTTCAGGTATGTATTCGGTACATTTCAAAAACACTTGATACTGGTGTGATTGATGAAACTCCTCCGGTGTGCAGTGAGACTTTTTATCCAATCATTCAAGGAGATGAGCTATGACTATCTCAGTTCGTGAATATCAAATTCGGTGTAACTCTTTGTCTCTTTCTGGTTCAACAGTTCTGTCTGTAGATGGGATGAGTGGACCAAACACTCGGAAGCAGATTGCTCTGGTGATGAAAGAACTTGGTGTTTCAAACCAGAAAGATATCATGGATCCCTCTGGGATCTTTCGTGTTCACTGGCACTGGGCAGCCTCAACGTACAACGTCACATGGGATGTGGTGAAGCACTACAATGGTGTGTTCGACAAAGACGGGAACAAGCATGATGGTGGGACACCTCCTCAGCAACAAGCAAACTACATCCCCGGTCGATATGGTGTGAGCCACACATTCAATGCAAACACCGGTGCTGTCGGTTTGTCTGTCGCAGCAATGGCTGGAGCAGAAGTCACCAACTGGGGTTCTGGTGTTGTGAACCAAGGGAAGTACCCTCTGACTTGGGAAGGTATTGATGGGATGTTGGAAGAGACTGTTGATCTCTGCCGTGAGTTCAACATTCGGCCCTCTCCATGGACAACACTGACTCATGCTGAAGTTCAAACGAACATCAACATCAAGCAGCGTCACAAATGGGACATCCGTGTTCTTCCAGACAATCCAACCAAATTGTTGGGTGAAAAAGAAGCTGGAGACATTCTTCGAAAACGAATGATGGAGAAGTTTTGGTGAAACCATACATCTACATTGCTGGTGTTATTGCATGTCTCGCCCTTCTGGGCGGGACGTTTGCATATGGGTATCACAAAGGATCTCTTGCTGAATTGACCAAGATCGCAGACAAGACTGCAAAGACCCAAGAAGAATTGTTTGATCTGGCAGAAGTCATTCGTAATCAAACTGAAGCTCTTCGACGGATGCAACGTGAACGTGAGGATCTGATCAATGAACTTGAACAAGCAGCCGTCGTTGCTCCCGGTTCTGATAATCCCGGTATTTCTACTACTGGTGGGATGCAGCGGCTCGAACGTCGCTGGACTACGAATCCAACCCCTGCCAATTGAAGTGACTGAGCCATGTCCGAACCCTATTGAGGTTATTCGGAACGTCCGAGGTTCTTCTGTAGGTTCAGATGAGATCCGTATGGGCCGTCTGGGAGATGCGTTGATTGAATGTGGCGCTGAGAAACAAATTGCTGTAACAGCGAATGAACAACTTATTGAGATCCTTCGGAACTAGGAGTCGAATCGTGAAAAAAGGTACAGACATGATCGAGAACGATGTCTCGTCTCCAAAGACGGATAACGACTCTACGTCGGAGATTTACAACCCAACTGATCTGGACAAACCAGAAAAAGAGAAGCTCACTGAGTGGGCCAAAGAACCTTCGATTGCTGATCTGAAGGGTGACTTGGAATATGCTCGTCAGGAGAACACAGACCAGAAGGCAAACGTCGATGGTTGGATGTCCCTACGAAATGCGACCGGTGCTGAGTCAGGTAAGAAGACCAAGACTCCCGGACGTTCGTCTGTTCAGCCCAAGCTGATCCGTAAACACAATGAATGGCGTTACCCTGCGTTGAGTGAACCGTTTCTGAATACAGAGCGTATGTTCAACATCAACCCACGGACATTCGAAGACAAAGAAGCTGCTGACCAGAACCAGTTGATTCTGAACTGGCAGTTTGACACGAAGCTCAACAAAGTTGATTTCATTGACCGCTACGTTCGCAAGACTGTGGACGAAGGTACTTGTGTGGTTCGTGTTGGTTGGGAACGGAAGACTGAGAAAGTCAAAGTTCTGAAACCAGTCTATGAATACACCATGTTGGAAATGGGTGATGAAGAGGGTATGCAGATCCTTGCTCAGGCAACTGAGATGGCTACACAGGATCCTGATGCTTTTGAGGCAGATCCCTCTATTCCTGATGAACTCCGGGCTGCCGTTGAATTTGGTCTTGAAAATCAAGAGATGGTTGTCGCTGAACAGATTGATGAAGAATGGGTGGAAGAGACCAAGATCACTTTCAACCAACCTTCTCTGAAGATTGTCGATGTGGCGAACTTCTTCATTGATCCTTCATGTGAGGGTGAATGGGAAGATGCTCAGTACATGATCCATACATATGAGTCCACGAAGTCGGAACTCATGAAGCGCAAGCTGTACAAGAATCTGGAAGAAGTGAACTGGGGTGCAAACCAGATTAAAGCTCAGACTGGTGATCCAGATCATGAGACCACAACACCAATTCCTGATGGGCGGATGAACTCGGACAAAGCCAAGGTACTGGTCTATGAATACTGGGGTCTGTGGGATGTCCATGATGATGGGGTTATGATCCCAATCGTGGCCACGTTCATTGGCGATACAATGATCCAGCTCACAGAGAACCCTTTCCCTGACCGGAAGCCACCATTTGTTATCGTGCCTTATATGCCTATTCTTGGTTCAATTTGGGGCGAAGCAGATGCTTCTCTGCTGCAAGACAACCAACGTATTCTGGGTGCTGTGACTCGTGGTACGATTGACCTGTTGGGTCGTTCTGCAAACGCACAGTCTGGGTATGCCAAAGGATTCTTGGACCCGGTGAACCGTCGTCGATTTGTTCAAGGTGAAGACTTTGAATTCAACCCGAATTCGGATCCACGGATTGCTATTCAGCAACTCCAATATCCTGACATTCCGAACTCTGCTCTAACAATGATGCAGCTCCAGAACGCTGAAGCTGAGGGTCTGAGTGGGGTCAAGAGCTTCTCTGGAGGCATCACAGGTGAAGCCTACGGTAAGGTTGCTCGTGGTATCTCAGGAGCACTGGATGCTGCTGGTCAACGTGAAATGAGTATTCTGCGTCGTCTGGCAGAAGGTATGCGTCTGATTGGTCGTAAGATCATCAGCATGAACGCTTATTTCCTTGAACCAAAGGAAGTTATCCGTGTCACAAACCGAGAGTTTGTTGAGATCAAACGTGAAGATCTGTCAGGGAACTTTGACCTTCTCGTGGACATCTCTACTGCTCAAGTTGATGAACAGAAGAGCCAAGACTTGGGAATGATGTTGCAGACAATTGGGCCAGATATGGATCCCGGTCTGTCAAAGATTATCCTTGGACAGATTGCAGATCTGAAGCGTATGCCTGAGCTGGCAGAACAGATTCGTTCTTATGAGCCTCAGCCTGATCCAATTCAGCAACGTCTCGCTGAACTTCAGATTGAGAAACTGGAAGCAGAGATTGCTCTGGACAATGCCCGTGCTGCACAAGCTATGGCTGTGGCAGAAGGCAAAGCACTCGATACGGAACTGGAGTCTACAGGAACCAAGCATCAACGTGATGTTGAGAAGATGGGTTCTCAGGCTCGTGGAAACCGTGATCTGGAAGTTACAAAGGGTCTGCTTAAAGGGCAGACTCCTTCCGGAATGATTGAGGCTGCTGTTGGTTTCAACAAGATGGTCGAAGATTCTGATCGTCAACAAGCAAAACCAGAGGTTCCTCTGGGACGCCCACCTGTTGAACAACCAACACTTCCAATGGCACCACTTCAGAGTGCTCAACAACAACCCCTTGCTTTCCCACAATAATGCAGGGTACGAACGACCTACTGAAACCAATCAACCACAAAGGACGTGGCAATGAACCTCTATGAGAACGAAAACGATACCGAAGAAACAGCACACCTCACAATGGAGCAGTATCAGGAGTACAAAACTACCTGTGAAGATCTTCTACGTCAGGCAAAAGCTGCTGCAAAATTGGCTGAGATCCCTGAGTTCAAAGAGATCGTCATGGATGCCTATTTTGATCAAGAACCAAAACGCCTTGCAGGTTTGATGGCCCATGGTCGTCTCACAGACAAACAGTTTGATGAGTGTGTCAGTGATCTAAAGGCCATTGGTTCAATGCGTGCTTTCCTTCAGGACTTCATTCAAAAGGGCAACATTGCTCAAGGTGAATTGGAGAATCTGGAAGCTGCTTGGAATGAAGCAGTGGAAGCCAATGCACAGATCAAGGGGGCTGAATAATGTCAGACAATGATACCCCAATCGACATCGACGAGATGAGCGATGAAGACTTCATGAAGTTGGATCCTTCACAGATGCAAGAGGTGTTCTCGAAAGAGGAGCCTGTTGTTCCTGAAACTCCAGAAGGTGAAGAGGATCCAGACTTTGAAGAAGGTTCTGACGGTGATGAAGATCCGAATGGTGGAGATGATCCTGATGCAGGAACTACTCCTGATCCTGATGCCCCCGATGGGGAAGACGGAGAAGAAGATCCGGATCCAAAACCAAAAGATCCTCCCAAAGAAGAAGTCCCCGGTGATGACCCTGAAAAGAAAAAGGCACCACCTACTCCGAAAGGAAAAGATGAGAAACCAGCAAAACCAGATGCTGATGCGAAACCAGAAGAGAAAGACAAGAAGCCAGATGCTGGGGATGTAAAGTCTGAGAAGACTGATCCCAAGGCTGCTGTCGATTTCTTTGAAAAGGTTTCTGCACCATTCAAAGCAGATGGTCGGGACATGCAAGTCCGGACTCCTGAAGACGTTATTCGTCTCATGCAGATGGGTGTGAACTATTCACGTCGTATGCAAGAGATGAAGCCTTTGCGTGCTCAGGATCAGATGCTGAAAACCAATGGTTTGAATGATCCAGAGAAACTGAACTTCCTGATTGATCTGTCGAAAGGCAACAAAGATGCAATCAAGAAGTTGCTCAAAGATCACAAGATTGATCCGGTTGATATTGATACGTCTGCTGAAGACACTCCATATCAGGCGACCAATTATCAAGGCGATCCAAAAGATATTGCCTTTGATGATGCGATCAAAGACACGATGGCTGCCGAAGGTGGTCGTGATTTGATCAGTGATATTAACCGGGATTGGGATCCAGTTTCGAAAGAAGCTCTGCGAGATCAACCTACTATATTCCAAAATATACTTGCACAAAAACGTTCAGGAGTTTATTCGAAGATTCAAGACGAATTGAAATACCAGCGGACAATGGGTTATCTAACCGACGTTCCCTTCCTTCAAGCCTACCATCAGGTAGGTG